CTTGTGGTAGGCGACATCCTTGCCGTCGGCTCGCTGCGCCATCGCGTACACCCAGTTCTTGCGACCGCGCACATTGCCGATGATCCGCACGGGTCCCTTCGTCGCCGTCAGCGTCGAGCGCACGGCATGCCACGACGCCTCGCGCATGCGCGTCGCCTCGTCGAGCACCGCGCCGTACACATCCTCGCCGTACAGGTTGTCGGGGTCCTCGCCGCTGCGGAACCAGATGCGGTTGCCGTTGCTGAGCTCGATCCACTGCTCGGTGTCGTGCGACTTCCACACTTTCTTCAGCGGGTCAGCCGAGCGCATCCAGTCCTTCATGCGGTCGAACGCGATGCGCGACTGCTGGTACACGGGCGCCACCCACCAGTAGGCGTGGTTGCCCTTCGAGTCGTCCCACGCATGTCCGAGCAGCCAGACCATGCAGCCTGCGGTCTTGCCGACTTTGGTCGCCGCCTCGATCACGACGATGCGTGCTGGGTCATGCACCGCGTCGTACTGCTTGCCGTAGAGCGCAGGTAGTTTGAGCGTGGGCTTCATCAGTCACGCCGCTCGAAGACGATCGGCGCGAGTTCGATGCGCTCGGTCGCGTTGCCGCCTTCGAGCCGCTCAACCTTGTCGAGCGCGAGCAGTGCTGCGATGTTGTCGCGGTCAAGAGCGGCGAGCAGTTCGACCGCTCGCAGTCGATCGCGGTCTGTCTTGCCATGCACCGCGATATGCCGTGCGAGTTTGCCTGCAGCGTCGCGCATCTCGGGCGGGATCACCCATCGGTTCTTGACTGCCTGCGCGAGCAGTTGCATGGTGCTGCGGACACTGCCCGCGCCATCCTGCATCGCGTCCATCATCGCCGTGTCTTTGCGTGCGAGTTGGTCGCTCATGTTCTGACTGCCTTCTTCCCTGTAGGTTGCAGTCGCTCATTGTCGCTCAAACTTTCAGAAAGCGCTGAGGTCGGAGTTGCACCGCCCCTTACTGACTGGGAGTCAGTCGTGCCGCTATCAGCACTTCCAGCGCGCTTCGGGTAAGGCTTTGCTAAGGGCATGATGAAGCGTTTCATGTCATCATCGAGAGCCATCAAGTACCTGTGCTTGCCCGGCATCCGTATCTCACGACATTCTGAAGGACGCAACACTCTCTTGTACTTGCCGAACACCTTCTTTGTCCCTGTCGATGAGATCATTCTTGCGTGCCACATCTTGCCTTTGCTATCGAGATACATTGATGTGGGCGAAGTCTTGCCAGCATAAATCCATCCTCCCGCCTGATATATGCCACCATGATGTCCATTGAATGGATCAGCAAACGACACAACAAGACGCAAGCGAGGCGCAGAGCGTTTCAACATTAGCAACGCAATGCGGACTATCTTTGACACTGGCGTGATGTGTTTTCCCAGAGCAATCCGCACGAGCTCGCATCCTTCTGTTTGCCCAATGTTGTACGGAGATAGGAGAGCTGCTGATGCACCACGCGCAAACAGAACGCAACCGACAAACTTAGAGAACTCCCACACGCCGACATGAACCATTGGCGGTGGTGGGAGGCTCTTACTGTAGTGCCAGTGAGTAACCGCGTACTTCGCTGCTTCATGCGTGCACCAGTCGAGTTGTAGGTTAGATTGTGAACTCATATCCGCATTTTGGGCATCTGATTGGCTTCTTTTGATCCAAGCGACCTTGATCCTCAATGCTTGCTGGAGCAAACTCGCACGGAGCAAGCATCTTGTCGATCTCATTAGCGTCAAAGCCCGTAGCGATCACCAACTCTTCATCTTCAATCTGAAGCGCAGCGAGAGTTTGAGCGAGAGCGTCATCGTCCCACTCAGCAAGCTCGGCGCTTCTGTTGTCTGCGATGGCGTACGCTGTTGCCTCGCTGCCTTGCAATGATGAGCGCACTACTGAGATCGTGCTCCATCCGAGCGCCTTCGCCGCCATCAGCGTGCCGTTGCCTGCACGCACCACGCCGTTCGAGTCGATGACGATTGGCTTCTGCTGTCCGAATCGCGTGAGACTCGCCTTGATCGCGTCGAGATTCTTGATGCTGTGCTTGCGAGCGTTGGCAGGATCGAAGGTGATCGTGTCGATATTGACTGTCTCGATGTTCATCGCTTGCCCCAGCCTTGCCGTGTCGCCGACCGCACCTTCTGCGCGATGCGCTCCGCCTCGAGCCGCACGACTTGGCTCTGCGTCGTGCTCGCTCGCAGCTCGTCGAGGTAGTTGACCAGCATCGCGTACTCGTGCACGGTGAGATCGACGCGCCTGTCGATCTGCGCCTCGATGAGCCTCATGTGCGCCATAGCCTCACTCTTTGACGAAGGACGGCGGGACAACATACCAGCCCTCGGGGACCGCGACCTGATTGTCACTTAGCACCCAGTCACCCTTCCCATCCATCGTGTACATCCGACCGGCGATCTTTGGTCCCGTCCGCATCGGCGCGTCCTCCGTCACCAGCACCGTGCGAACGCAGCCCGCCGTAAGTGTCAGGCTTGCTGCGGCGCAGGCGAATGTGATCGCTGACACGCTTGCCGATCTTGCTCTGGAGTTCACGGTCTTCTTTCGCATCGGTTGCTTTCTTGCTGTCCTGCACCGCGCCCGTCACCCACGAGAGCAGGCTGTCGAGCAGGGCTCGGATGAAAGCGTACATCAGGTGCCGCTCTTGTCGCCGTCCTTCGCGAAGATCAGCCCGACGCCAGCGATGACGGCAGCGATGAGTGCGCCCCAGTCTGGCAGGGTCGCAGGGTCGTTGTCGGTGAGCGCAGTCAGTGCCGCGCCTGCAGCCGTGAGAATCGCTGCGATGCCGAGTCCCGTGGTCTTCCAGTTCTTCGAGATTGATTGCATGGTGTCCTTTCAGAGATTGCGGATCAGGAACAGGGCGCCCGCGAAGGCGCATGCAAAGCATACGCCCATCACGAGTGCGTTGAGCAGCCAGCCGTAGTCGATCATCATTGCCTCAACTCGAGTCGGTCGAGTCGGCGCTCGATGCTGGTGATCTTCGCGCTGTGCTCTGCGTCGGTAGAACTCAGCGAGCCAGTAACACGCGCCAAGTCTGAGCAGATACTCCGCAGTTCGCTGATCTGCTGCGCGTTGGTCTCGAGCAGCGCGTCCTTGCGCCCGATCGTCAAGAAGATCCCTGCGACGCCGATGACGAGCACAACGAGTTGCGCCCACTGCACGGCGATCTGTACGCCTGACTTCTGCGTCTCGCTCATTCGCCGTTGTCCTCCATCTCGTCGTCGGTGTCCTTGCTCTTTGCATCCTGCTGCTCCTCGCGCTCGAAGTCGTTGTGCATGCTCTTCACCATCTCGCGCACGGCGAGCATGTTGCCCCATGTCGCAGCCTTGCTCTGCGTGGACTCCTTGCCGACCACGCACCACAATACCACGCAGGCGTCGGCGTTCGCATCCTCGCAGAAGCGAGCGATGAGGTCGCGCACTAGTTTCGTGTCGCTGCTCATGTCGGGATGAACTCCATCTTCACATGCGAGCCCTCGTTCCGCGGTCGGCACAGCGAGAAGCGCCCCCACATCGCACCGATCGGCTTCGGCGGTCTGCCGCCCTCAACATGCCAGCCCTCGCGCCCGTGCCCGTACTCGTCCTTGTAGGTGCCCGTGCGGATATGCCACTGCGGTCGAAGCACGACCTCGTAGGCGCTGTACGACTCGCAGCGCACGACCTTGCGCGTCATCTCCAGCGCCCATCGCTCGTGCACATGACCGCACACGACGATGTCGGCGTACGGGTTCCACGACGATTGCCGCCGCACCCGCAGCGTGTCGAACGACATCATGCCGCCGCCGCCCGATCCGTGGAAGTAGGTCAGCCAGAGCGACGCATGGTGCCCGTTGTGGTTGAACCGTAGATGCACCTCGCCGCCGTACCCGCCGTTCTCGATCGTCGTGCCCTCGAGCGTGTTGAGCCGCTCGACGAGCCGCGCCGTCAGGTCGGTCTCCTGCCGCTTGCGGACGCTGCTCTCGTGGTTGCCGCTCGCGATGATCGCGATGTTGCGAGCGTACGGTCGCAGGAACTCGGCGTTGTGCCGCACAAGGCTGTCGAAGTAGTCCACGGCGTCCACATGCTCGTCGCGTGTCGTGCCGTTGCGGTTGGCTCGCGGATCGCCCTTGCCGCCCATCGCGCAGAACAGGTCGCCGACATCGAGCACCATCGCGCCTCGCCGCACCGCCTCATTGAGATCGTCGCGCTGGCGGTCGTGGTCGCTGTGCGGGTTGTCG